GGAGGGAATAATGGTTGTAGTACGTATGGCAGGGTGGGTGGTGGCTCAGGCATTGTCTCTGGTGGGGCTGGCATTGTTGTGGGTGGTGGAGGCACCGTTTCAGGTGGTGGTGGCTGTGTCGTTGTTGTACTTGTTGTTGAAGTTGTGGTCGAAGAAGAAGTAGTTGTAGTCGGTGGAACCGTTGAAGTTGTAGTCGTTGAAGTCGTAGTTGTCTGAGGGATAGTCGTAGTCGTGCTGCTTGTAGTTGTCTGAGGGATAGTCGTCGTAGTCGTAGTGGTGCTGGTCGTAGTCGTGGTTGATTGACCGTTGGTGGTGAACGCATCATCCGGAACTATCTCAAACCCTTGACCGTTGATATTCCACGCGAGCATCAGACAGGACGATCCGCCGTTCTCGTACAGGAACAGATTGAGGTTGGCATCGCCTGCACTAATGTCTATCTGCCCAGACTCCATCCAACTGCAACCCTGATCACCCCAGTAGCCCCACTCATTCCCACCAATACTGATACGGCCACCATCATCAGAAGCCAACCAGAACTCAATCGTGTTGTGTTCAGGGATCGTGATGAACCCAGTCATGTGAACCATGAACAGATCGTTCGTGCAATACAAATACGGCTCACCGTCATACGAACGGTTGATGTTGTTCTCAACCTCCGAACCACACAATGGATACTCACTGTCAGACATAACAGGAGGAACGACATCAATCGTGTAATACGACGTGAACAACCCTGGTGCTGGTTCAGCTGACGCTGACGGAATGAAACTAAAGATTGAGGCTAGAAGCGCAGGAGCAACAATCAGCCAACGCGAACTGCGCACTTATTCCTCAGTGTAAGGAGGTGCAACGAAGTCTGTGCCGTTCCATAGATAGCCGATACCTGCATACGTCTTGCCTTCAACATCAATGAATGTCTCAACCCAAGTGCCTGGGTATCGATCAGGGTTGGCAGCCATAAACTCGGCTGACACAACAGCAACATGGGTGACAACTCCATCAGTGACTTGTGCGAAGTAGGTACTCATACTTTGAACCTAATAAACAAAATCCCGCTACCGCCAGCACCACCAGTTCCTGATGCACCGCCACCGCCACGCCACCCGAAGCAGTGTTCGCTGCTGCTGCACTGCCAGCCGCATTACTGCCACCGGCACCGCCAACAGATGAGCCACCAGCACCAGCACCCGAAGCATTGGATCGACCACCGCCACCACCGCCAGCCTTGAAGGTTGATGCGTTGCCAGTGAATGTTGCGATGTCTATTCCTGCACCGCCAGCACCACCAACCGAACCCGAACCATTACCACCAACAGCAGATTGACCACCACCACCACCAGCACCATTACCAAGATTTCCAGCAGTTCCTTCGCCACCGTTATTCCCTAAACCAACAATTCCAAGAGCCTTTGTTGGCCCAAAGTTTCGGTCTTGCGCACCGCCACCACCACCAGAACCGCCGACACCTGCCAACGTTGGTTCGGCTCCCACGCCGTTACCATTACCGCCTCCACCACCAGGGACAACAAGCAAAGAACCGATTGATGTTGCCAAACCGTTGTTGCCTGCACCACCGTTTGCGTTAGTTCGTGCTGCACCGCCAGCACCAATCGTGACTTGGTGAGTCGTGGCTGCAAGGTAGATGGTTGTTTGAAGAACACCGCCTGCACCACCACCGCCACTTGCTTGAGCAGATTGATTTATGGTTCCACCTGCACCGCCACCGGCACAAGCAAACACATCAAACAAACCTGCCTTGGTGACAGTGAGTGTGCCGTCAGCCGTGAACGCCAAACCTGCATATCCCGATGGAGGTGTTGCCAATGCTGTGCCACCTGTAGCAGAACCATAACCTGTTGAAGCATCAACCCATGCTGTGCCGTTGTAAACCTGCAATGCTGTTGCAGTCGAGTACGCAACCATGCCTGCTGATGGTGATGGTATCGCTGAAGCCCGTGCAGCTGTACCTGCAAACACCATGACGGATTGATCCATCAAATATCCTTGGACATCACTTGATGTCAGCACATCTCCAGGTGAGAATGTTTTTCTTCCTAAGCCAGCCATGATGCCCCTATTCTATACCGTCACCCAAGAGGTGCCGTTGTACACGATGAAACCGTAAGCAGTTGAATATGAAGTCATCCCTGCTGATGGGCTTGGGATGGCTGAGTCGCGTGTTGCTGTACCAGAAAACACCATGACCATTTGATCCATCAAATATCCTTGGACATCACTTGATGTCAGCACATCTCCTGGTGAGAATGTTTTGCGTCCTAAGCCTGCCATAGTGTTCCCATTCTAGGTCAAACCGTAGAGGGTTGAATCCAACGGTGAGGTGTCCAATACGAACGGCAAGATGAGTTGGACTTGCCCCAACCCAACAGTGACGCGATGTGTTGACGGGTTGACTGTGTGCCGAATGGATTCAACCACCACGTTCTGTGTCACCGTTGCCGGTGTACCAGTCGAGAATGTCTTAGTCACCGACAGGATGTCACCAATCTCAAGTCCTGCCATCTGTGCTTGTTGTGCTGTAGTCAACGCATTCAACAACACATCCATCTCCGAGAACCGAACCACAGGTTCCTGAAACCGTGTCAACAACGACAACGCCAACGCAGACCCAGCAGCATCAGTGGCCAACGGAACCCCAGTCAACGACAACGCCTTGATCCCATACTCAGCCTGCGACGCAGTACCAGACGCAATCGATGAAGCCGTGCCACCATCAATCTGCACAGCCACACGATTCACAACCGTCTCAGCCCCATAGATATTTGACAAAGACTGAATCGGAACACCAGCCGTACCACCAAACGAAGCCACAGCCGTCCCAAACGACGACTCAATCCGAGCATCAAACTCAACCAACCCAGAACGATTCACAAACAAACGCCCACCCTCAGCCGTCGCCACGTCGTTGAGTGCAGTGAGTGCATTCGTTGCATCCTCATACGCAACCGTTCCACATGTCGCAACCCCAGTCTCAATGTTTCGCAACGCAGTTGAGAACGCAACCTCTGGACGATCCAAGATTGCAGACACACGCGCAGAGGTCAACTGTGATGATGGGGTGAATGCGGTCAGGACAGTTTGACCAAGTTGACCTAGTGCGTCAGTGGCAACGATTGTTGCTGTTGACAGGTTCGGTTCGGCATAGTCAATGTTCAAGTCGTACACAAACCCTGTGAACATCGCAGTCGTTCCGGCTGTACCGCCATACACCTGGAATGCTCGACGTGGTGCGATACCAACAGTACCACCGGAATACCATTCTGATGCTGTGTTCAATGGATCAAAGTATCGTTCAGCTGCACGATCATCAGCAGTGATTGTGCAAGATGATGATGGGAACGAATCAAGTTGGGTGGCACGACCACGATTGATATTGATGTTTGTTACATACTCGGTGATGTCCACAAAGTCTGTTGAACCATCCAACACATCAGTGCCATCCAACAAGCTTGCATCCAACGTGAACGCATCAGCCAAGAAGCCAACATCCAACAACACCTTGTACGTTGAACCCCACTTCGCAGCCTTAGCCATTAGAAGCCTGAGTAGAACGCATTGCCAGCATTCAACCGCCCACGTCGAGTCAACAGATCAGCAATCACTTCAGCAGTCTCAGCCGGTGACGCAACCACACCAGCATTCACATTGACCACCATCCCACCACCATCAGGATTAGCCCTAAACCCAGTCGAATTACCAGTCACCGTTGCCGGAATAGAATTGGCAGAACCGGCCATCGGGTTATTGATATTGAATCTTCCAGAAACAACTGGGTACTGACCAGCGATCTTTCCAGCAGTTTCAATCGCTTTGCCATATTCCTGCATCGCCGTAGTTTCACGTTCAATAGCCTCAGCCACAGCAATAACAGCCTCAGCCTGATTCTCTTTTGCGGTAGTCAACGCATCCGACAAGTCCTTGAATATCTCAGAATCCTTAGAAACACCAAAGATCGCCTCATTCAACAAACCAGTCGCAGTTGTCAAACCATTAGTCGCCTCAGTCTGCGAATCAATAGCATCAGCACTCGACAACTTCGCCTCAGCCAACGCAATCTCAGCCTCACGAATCGACTGAGGTGTCGACTCAGGATCAGAACGAGCCTTCTTCAACGCCTCCTCAGCATCCTTGATCGCAAACAACGAACCCTCCACGTTGTACCCAGCACGCTCCAACCCACGCTGAGCCAACTCCAACTCCTTCGCAGCCTTCCGAGCCTGCGGAGAATCAGCACCATACCCAGCCACAGCCTGATTGAACGCAGCCTGCGCATCAGTAACACCCTGGTTCGCAGCTGTCAATGATTCACCAGCCTTGATTGAAGCCTTCTGGGATTTTTCAAACGCCTTCTGTGCAGAGTTACTTTTACTCAACGCATCCGTGTAAGTCTTGAGTTTGTCGGTTGCCTTCTTTACAGCCTTAGCCACACTGTTGTCTTCGTCATCACCTAACGCCTTACCTAACCCCTTAGCCTGACCAGCAAGTCGATCAGATGCTGCACCATTGATTCGGGTTTGTTTGGTTTGTTCTGCCATCGCCGCCTTCAAATCATCAATGTGCATTTGTGATGCTTGCATTTGCAAATCGGTCATCAACAAATTGTTTTGAATCTCCTTTTGTGCATCCTTGAAACCTGGTACAAGTTGAACAAAACCAAAGGACAAAATCACCAAAGCGTTAGCGGCCAGCCTTGCCATGTCGTTATATTCATGAATGACTGACGCAGCCCACAACTTTACATATGCGCCAACAATACCCATCTGATCAAAAAACACATCCAACGCGGCTCCAAAACCATCTTTACCAAGTGCTTTGATTGCTGCATCTGCGGCATCAGGCAATCTGTCCATCGCATCTTTGAACAAGTCATTGTTGAGAATTGCGAACCCGACCTTCTCCTTCACATTCTCAAACACTGTTCCGAGTCGAGCCATCTGGCCACCAAATGTGTCAGCTTGGGTTTGTGCTGCACCACCAAACTGACCATTCAAAGTTCCCATCACAGCACTGAAGTCTTTTGACTTCTTTGTTGCGTCATCAAGTGGGACACCAAGTTTGCCAAGAGCGGTGAATTGACCTTGGCTTGCCTTGGCCAAAGCTAATGAAACCGTTTCCAAATCTTTACCTGTAGCAGCAGAGATATCTTGTGCGGTGTTCAATATGTTTTGCGCGTCGGTGACATCACCTGTGGCACGAACCAACAGACCCAACGATGTTCTCAGTGCAACATCGCTAGTCCCATAACGCAGTTCTGTGACACCGATGTATTCTTCGGTTGAAGTAACCAACGCATCGTTGGCACCAAAAGTCTTCTCTAACTGTCGTTGCAGTTCTGCTTGAGACTTCTGATCGTCTATCGCAGCATTGACTGCCAACCCGATGCCTGCTGCAACCGCACCGAACGCAGCAGCACCAGCAATCGCAACTGTCTTGAACGATGGCAACAAAGTTGACACATCAGTCTTCAAGCCCCCCATACCATCGGAGACTTGCTTGATGCCTTTTCTGTAGTCACTTACATCAGACAGAAACCGAACTACGAAGGTACGTGCGCCAGCCATGCGCCAATTCTAGATGACATCCTCACAAGCCGAGCGCAAGGCACGGAAGTCAGCCAACACAGCAGACCACAATGCTTTACCTTCAAGACCGTCATACTTCGTCATCACTTTGCCTGCATCCCACCACGCATCATTCATCTCAACACCAATAGTGCGCTTGCGTCGAGGCTGAGCAGACTGACGTGGTGATCTTGGTGTTGGGTTCCGTGCAGGTTCGTATTGGAAGTCGGTGTCAATGAACTTGCCTGATTGTTCGTGGAACTCAAACGGTTGATCTGGTGCATGTTGTGGAAGGTAGAAGATACGCGCAGCATCTTTCGTTGCAGGGTCACCTTGCAAGTTGATTCGTTCGTGCAGCTCCTGCCAGACCGCTCGCCACAGTCCTGCCGGTACACGCTCAGCAAGTGGCAGAACTAAGTGGTAGTGAGGATCGTCTAGTCGATGTGAGTAGGTGGAGTAGGCAAGATACTCAAACCCGTCAAGGTTGGCATTGGCGAATGATTCACCGTCCATGTCAACGACCAACGCTTCAATGAACCTGATCGCAGTATTACCGCGAGTCCTACCTTGGTAGTACTCAACAGGTGACCACAACGCACCATCAGACTTCTTGGCATTCTCCTCATGGTGCATCAACCGTTCTTTGAGGTCATCCCAATTTGAGGCGAACGGCTTCGGCTGAACAGACTTGACCGAATCAAAATAAACAACCATGAACGCCTCCCTATCTACAGGGTAGCGAAACCACAGCCAAAGTCAACGATCTTTCAGATTGTCTAGAACCCTGTCAATAGCGTTCAAATACTCTTTCGCAATGTTCTCCTTGTTCTTGCGCACAGTAGGCCAGAAGAAATATCCTGTCTTGCCTCGATGCCGAAGGAACTGTGTTGTCCTGCCACCACCCTTACGAGGCATCTCAGTACCAGCGCGAGACTTAGCCCCAGCCACAGTCCGATTAGATGACCCGAACTTGCCACCACCAAACTCGGCACCGAAGAACACATCGCCCCTGGTCACCTTGGTCTTGCGACTTCTGTTCGGCTTTGACTTGGATACGAACCCAGACTTCTCCTGCAACTTGATTGTAGGGATACGGTCACGTTGCGCCCTCAGCCCCTTCATCACTTCCAACGCCTGACGATTACGGGTCACCGATGCAGCCTCGAAGGTTGCTGCGACAACAAGAAGGTCTGCTACACCTTGACTTGCGATTCGTGCTTCTTTGTTGAAGTCAGGGTATGTCTTGGATAGATCACGAAGGAAGTCTGCGATCCCTTCAATCTGTACCGGTGCATTGATCGCATCCGATGCACTGTATGTACCTGCACGACCTGCCATACACAAATACTACTTGCCTAGGTGAATGGCTCTCCATCGAAGGTACGCCAACATTGTGAACAGCATTCGTGGTTCTTCTGCCAGCAGTGAACTCGGCGATATCCCTGTCTCGCAAGCGAGATAGGAAATTACCCAGTGTGCTGACTGGTCTCCAAAGGGACGATCACTGCGTCTGCGCTATCTCCCACTTCGAGTGCTTCAATCTCATCCACCCATGATTCAAAGTCCAACCCAGTCTTCTTCAACCGTTTCTCTGCATGCCACCCAAGGTATGCAAGATCAGTCAATGTGAGTTCGGCTTCAAACTTGGCGACACTGCGATTGTATTTATTTTCAAACGCAATGAAGTCAGGAAACGCAGCAATGATTGTGCGTTGCTTGCCATCTAATGCACTAGTCAAACTGAGTGCTATTTTCATTCTCTACCTCCGCAGGTAAGGGATTGGATTATTTAGAAACTACGCGCCAGTGCCTGTCTTGGTAATCACACCAGAGATTGGAAACGTGATTGACATTGTGGCGAGGTCACCGATAGCACCCTTGACCATCTCATGTGCAGTCGGCAGAACCGAGAACGCATACTGTGGATTCGTGGACGAAGCAGCAGCAGTTCCGTTCGGCTTCACTGTCATCGGTACAGCAGTACCAGCAGTGAACGCATCGAAGAACAACTTCTCAATCGTTGGGTAGTCCTGTTGCAATTCCATTGTGATCGAGTTATCGATCAAGCCTTGGATTCGCGTCACAGCTGAAGAACCCATCGAAGTTGTGGCAACTTCCGCCGCACTGGATGACAATGTAATTGACGTTACATACGCGCTGATGTCGGTGTTTGCAGTGCCGTAGGTGACTGCCACGTTTGTGAGTACTTGCTTAGCCATGATGTCTGCTCCTGCCTATCGGCGTTCGAGTTGATGTCTGCTCGGCAGAGCCGATGCGATAACACTACACGCCACAAGCAACACTCGGCAAGGGGTCAGGCGTACACCG